AACAATTTTTGTATTCATCAAAATTTATAAGAGCAATTGTTAGGGTGGGCGAATGATAAACACCATTTACATGGTTATTTATATCATTTTCAATATTGAAGATATCACTATCTACAATAGTCAATTTATGTTTTAACCATTTGATATAACTATTTCTACAACATTGTTTAATTCCAGAAACTTGGTTAATTAATCCATAAGCTTGTGATTTACCAAATTGTTGTATCAAAGTATATATAAGTTGTACGTTTTGATGGTTAAACATCTTATTATACCAAATGTGGTCTTCAGTGTTAAGAGGTATTTGTTTACGTGACTTACCAGCTTTATTATAGCTGGTATAATTATCCGTGCGAAGGATATTATTTATGGTGCTAAAAATTGGTAAACCATCACACCACTTGAGATTGGATAAATATAAGTTATGTAAATAAGCAGATTGTTGATCATAATTTAAATTAAATATTGAATCAGACCAAGGTGTTAAAGTAATGAACCTATCTAATTTACGTGTGAGTCGAAAGGTTTTACAATCATAACAATAAAAACAATTAGTAGAACAAAAATCAATATCGTCTAGATAATCACTAATTGATAAAAACTTTAATACCATACCACAACCAAAATTTGTGATTAAATTGGCATATTCACCTTTAATGTTTTCACTCTGATAATACACTGAATTAAATGCTTCACGTATAAGCACTTTAGGAAAGAATTCAGGGGCAACGACAACACAATCGTCACCTTTAGCATTAATACCATATTGGTCAGGATTAAAACCAAGATGCACTTCCATAACATATCTTTGAAAACAAATTGTAACTAGTGTATTGAAAAAAGTGGTATCACTACTACCACTAAAAACTTCACCAAGCATATTAGAAGAACCAAAAGATTGTAAAGCATTATCTTCATAAAAATTGGCTAAAATTTGTGTGGTGGTTGGTGTTGCATGTAGACGCCAAACGTCAATATTAACATGGTGTATAAAAGGTGTTAGATATTCATATAATGTGTGTCCAATTATTTTTTTAATATCTTGAGTAACTGAACGATCCATGCCAGAAATGTCACTTTGAATTACGGTAGTTAAATTCTCATTTTTCCAATGAGTAAATAATTCGCCTGTTTCTTGCCAGTTTTTACCACCGCCATAACCTTTAAATTTTTTAAAATATTGTTCAAGTGCATATACTACTGGTCCCATAACATATTTATGTTCCTCGCACATAGCTGATATACATCGATTTTTAGGTATTTCATTACCCTCACATATTTGTTTTTCAGCTTTACAAAAAATACATACATATCGTACATCTAATTTATTCACATCAAGTTTATCCATTGCATCTTGTTGCTCTTTAGTCAAATGATTATACCATACAGCATAACTATAATGAAAATCTTTAAGTAATTCTATAATTTCGGGCATGATTACATTATTAAAAAAATGTTTAAATTTATCTAAGAAAACAAGACTAGGGGCAGGTGTACTAGTACATTGTCTAAGCAAAGCTGCAAATAAACAATGTTTACAATTATTATAATAAATAATTGGTTCACTACTATCTAAAATAGGTAAAATTTGTACACAAGCCAATTTGCCATCCTCTTTACAATTAAAATTATCTAAAAAGGGCATTGTAGGATATTGTGGTACATTATAATTCCATTGCATATTAACTGTTTTAAAAGCATTTAATGATTTAAAATGCAATGGTGAAATACAGGATTTAAATATTCTACCACTAAATCTGTTCCTGTTAACAGATTTAGTGGTGTGAGT